CGCCAGTTCTACTGGACCCGCGTCCGGGCGGGCAAGATGCGCCAGGACGAGGCCGACCGGCGCATCGCGCTGATGGAGGCCATCGTGAAGCGCCTGACGGTCACGGCGGCGCTGTGAGCCACAAAGCCACCAACTGGGCGATCCAGCAGCGCGGGCTCAGCCCCGTGACCAAGCTGGTGCTCTGGCATCTCTGCGACCGGCACAACCCGGACTACGGCTGTTTCCCGTCGCAGGACCAGCTGGCGGCCGACGTGGAAATCTCCCGCGCCTCCCTGAACGTCCACCTCGAAAAGCTTCAGGCGGCCGGTCTGATCCGCCGCGAAAGGCGGGTTGATGAGGCAACCCACCGGCAGAAATCAACCCGCTACATCCTCGGTTTCGAGGACGATTTCCATGCCGGGCCGTGTCCAGAATCTGGACACGGAAACGGGCAAAAGCCGTGTCCAGATTTTGCCAAAAGCCGTGTCCAGAATCTGGACACTAACCTTGTAAGAGAACCAGTAACTACTACCGCGCGTGACGCGGGCGCGAGCGGCGACCTCGAGGCGGCCTGTCTCGAGGCCTGCGGACCGGGATTGAGCGAGGCGGCATGCGCTGCGATCACCGCCACCCGCTCGGTCATCGAGGGCTGGTTAGCTGAGGGCTACGACCTCGCCGCCGACATCCTGCCCACCCTGGCCGACCGGACCCGGCAAACCCGCGCCAGCCCGATCCGGACCTGGGATTACTTCACTCCGGCGATCGCGCAGCGCCATGCCCGGCGGATCGCCAGGATGGCGACCGGCGAAAGGGCTGGGGAAGTTGGCGCTGGTGGTGCCGCCAGCGCCCCCGGCCCGAACCCTGATCCGCTGATCCGACTGGCCGCCTGGATCAACTCCGGCACCTACATCCCGCCCAGCGCCGTCTCGACCTCGCAACGCTATGCCCTGCTGGCCGCAGGCCTCGTCACCGAGGCCACGTTGCGGGCCCGGCAAATCTACTGACCCCGAAGGAGACCGCCGATGACCCTGACCCCGCGCGAGATCGAAGATCGCTTCGAAGAGGCCGCCTTGACCCTGCGCCGTCTGCCCGAGCGCAACCGCCCGCGGGGCTACGGCTCGTCCTGGCCGCCGGTCGTGCATGATGCCATGCAGGCCTATGGCTACACGCCCGAGGCCCCGATGCGGATCGTGCCGAGTGCGGCGGCGATCACCCGGATGGAGGAATGCTTCGACTGGCTGCTGATCCTCGAGCCCGAGGATGCGCGGATCGTCTGGCTGCGGGCCGAGGGCGTGCGCTGGCGGCAGGTCTGCTACCGCGCCGGGGTGGTGCGAACGACCGCGTGGCGGCGGTGGGCGGCGTCGCTCCTCACCATCGCCAAGCATCTGAAAGCCATGGAGAAACCGGCGCGCAAGGTGGTGGTGGCAAAATCAGCCGCCGCAAAGACTGTGATGAAGCCGGACGAAGGCGGGCCGGGGACGTTGTTGTAACGGTCCGGCACGTCGAACTTCGGGCGCGACAGATGCAACACTTTCAGGCCAGTATTTCCCCATGATCGAAGACTTGTGCACGGCTCCTGGAGACCAGGCGCGCTTCGATCCTAACCCGGCGGCGCTCCCGACGCCTGGCCCTTCGTGTTCCGGCCCTGCCACGGGCAGGGCGTTCGCAGCGGAAACGTGCCACTGGCAGGTTTCTGATCGTCGCTCACCCCCCGGCCCTGGTTCCACCCGGGCGGGGTCGGTATGCGGGGGGCAGAGGCCCGACAAGCCGCTAGTGCCAGACATTTTTTCTGGGTTTCCGCCCTGGGTTGCCACTCTTGGGTTGCCAGGTTGCCAATACGGAAAACAGGACCAGAAACGACATCCAAGGCCGGGGTTCCTCCCGGCCTTCCGCATTCCGGAGGCGGCCGCCCATGCAGATCGAGATGATGCCGACCGACCGGCTGGTGCCCTACATCCGCAATGCCCGGACCCATTCCGCCGATCAGGTGGCCCAGATCGCGGCCTCGATTGCTGAGTTCGGTTTCACCAACCCGATCCTGATCGGCGAAGACGAGGTAATCATCGCCGGGCATGGCCGGCTGCAGGCGGCGCGGTCGCTGGGTCTGACCGAGGTGCCGGTCATCGTGCTGGACCACCTGTCCGATGCGCAGCGCCGGGCGCTGGTGATTGCGGACAACCGGATCGCCGAACATGCGGGCTGGGACGAGAAGCTTCTGGCGGCGGAGATCGCCGCCCTGCGCGACGAGGCCTTCGATCTGGATGTGATCGGTTTCTCGGAGGACGAGCTTCACGATCTGCTCGACGGCCTGGACGATCCTGCCGCCGACGGGATGGGCTTCGGGGGCGGCACGCAGGCGGGTGGTGCCGATCAGGACAAGGCACCGGCACCGGCCGTCGCGCCTTCCGCCACCCTGGCGGAACGTTTCGGCATTCCACCCTTCTCGATCCTCGATGCCCGCAAGGGCTGGTGGCAGGATCGCAAGCGGGCGTGGATCGACCTCGGCATCCGGTCGGAACTCGGCCGCGGCGAGGGCGACCGGGCCTGCCCCGGCGGCAGCCCGATGCCGGGCAACGGGTCGCGCAAGGACTACAAGCCCGGCGCGGCGAAGGCCTTCCATGATGGCGCGGTCCTCGGGAAGGGTGGTCTGTCGGATCAGGTCGCAGCGGCGGCAACAGCGCGCAAAGCGGGAAAGGCGGTGGCCCATGGCTAAGGGGTTGGCGCGGACCTTCGGGCAGGATTTGATGCGCGGTGAGCATGAGGTCGGCGGCGACAAGACCAACGGCGGCGTGCTGATGCCGTCACACACCTCGGGCGACCCCGGCTTCTACGCCAAGAAACGGGCGAAGGAGGCCGAACTCGGTCGCGAGCTTTCGACCGAGGAATTCCTCACCGATCACTACCAGCCCTCCGAGGCCCCGACCGCCTCGGGCACGTCGATTTTCGATCCGGTTCTCTGCGAGATCGCTTATCGCTGGTTCTGCCCGCCGGGCGGGACGGTGCTGGACCCCTTTGCTGGCGGATCGGTACGCGGCGTGGTGGCCTCACGCCTCGGTCTGTCATACGTCGGCGTCGAACTTCGCGGAGAACAGGTTGCCGCGAACGAGGCGCAAGCCGCGCTGGGCGCAGGCCCGGCCCCGCGCTGGATCACCGGCGACAGCCGCGACATTGCCAGGCTGGCCAAGGGCGTCGACGCCGACCTGATCTTCTCCTGCCCGCCCTATTGGAACCTCGAGGTTTACTCCGACGATCCGGCGGACCTCTCGACCCTCGGCAAAGACGACTTCTTCGCCGCCTACGCCGCCATCATCCGCGACACCGTCGCCCGGCTGCGCGAGGATCGCTTCGCCGTCTGGGTGATCGGCGACGTGCGCGACGCGGACGGGTTCTTCGTCAACCTGCCAGGCCGGACGGTCGAGGCCTTCGAGGCAGCAGGAGCGCGGTTCTACAACGACGCGATCCTCGTCACCGCCGTGGGATCGCTGCCGATCCGTGTCGGCCGACAGTTCACCGCCTCGCGCAAGCTGGGCCGGACACATCAGAACGTGCTGGTGTTTTGCAAGGGCGATCCCAAACGGGCGACCGAGGCCTGCGGGCAGGTCGAGTTTGGCGAGATCGAAGAGGAAGCTGGCGAAGAGGAGGACGCGGAATGACTGCTCCGATCCTCGAGGTTCATCGCGGGATCACGGTGGTGCGTGACGATCTGTTCCCTGGTGGCACCAAGGCCCGGTTCATCGGCAGCGTGTTCGACGGGGCCACCGAAGCGGTCTACGCCAGCCCGCCCGAGGGCGGCGCGCAGACGGCGCTGGCCACGGTCGCGCGGGCGCTGGGCAAGCGGGCCACGATCTTCGTGGCGCAACGGGCAAAGCCGCATCCGCGAACGCTCGAGGCCGCGCGCCTTGGCGCGAAGGTCGTGCCGGTGGCTCCCGGATATCTGACCGTGGTGCAGGCCCGCGCCAAAGCCTATTGCCGGGAGACGGGGGCCTACTTGATCCCGTTCGGCGCGGATTTCCCGGGCGCGGCGGAGGCGATCGCATCGTCGGCGATGATGTCCGGCGCGGCCCCCGACGAAGTGTGGTGCGCCGCCGGATCGGGCGTTCTTGCGCGCGGGCTGGCGCTGGCTTGGCCGGACGCGCGACGGCACGTCGTCCAGATCGGACGGGACCTGTCGCCGCGCGAGGTGGCCGGGGCGAAGATCCACGTCCATCCGAAGAAGTTTGGCGAGCGGGCCACCGTCGGCGCGCCTTTCCCATCCGATCCACACTATGATGCGAAGGCTTGGGAATTCTGCGTCGCGATGCGCGGCGCCGGCAAGGTGCTGTTCTGGAACGTAGCGCCTTTACCGAGACCCTGACGGATTGTCAGCGGAGGCAGGCCAAAAGCCACCAGAGTGTTGCGCCCCAGTGGGTCACCGCGAGGACCACCGCCGCGCATGTGAGCAAGGCGGAAGCCACCGGCCGGGGCTTGCCCCAGCCGGTGTTCGGATCGACGCCGCAGGCGTGCTTCTCGTAGCCGCTGGCCATCAGGCCCCCTTGCGGGCCTCAAGGGCGGCGATGCAGAGGTCGCGATAGCGCGCGAGGGCCTTCGGGCTCGACGAGACCGGATTGATCGCGACCGCGCGCAGACCCTCGATGTCGCCGCGCCCGGCAAGGGCAATCAGCCCTTCCAGCTTGCTGCGGAAGCGGGCGTGGGTGGCGGCGGAGAAGTCCGGCGGTGTCGGGAGTTTGCCTGCGCTGGCCTCCGCCTTGAGATCAAGCAGCCGTGCCCGGGTGCGAGCCCCTTCCCGCGTCTTCCGGGCGGGTCGGGGAGCGGTCGCTGGGGAATCCTCCTGAGGGACCGAACTCGGCTCCGGGGGAGTCGCGGAGGCTACCGCGATCTGATCGCGGGCCTTGAGGGCGGCTTTCACGACCGCCTCGGCCCCGCCGTAGGTTTCGCAGACCATCGCTCGGTCGATCACGGTGGCGGCGGCATCGCCGATCACTTCGGCAAGGGTCTTGCGGAGCCGCTCGACGGTCTTTGCGATGGTCGCAAGGCGTCCGCGCGGTTGCCCGTCGATCAGGACGGTCAGCTTGGTGAGGTCGGAGGCGGAGAGGTTGGTCATGGCTCGGGGTCCTTTCAGGCGTTCTTGATATGGGCGGAGCGGCCTTCGGCGGTCACCGCGTAGATCATGGTGCGGCTGTCCCCGAAGGTGGCGGCGAAGGCTTCGGCCTGATCCAGCCGGTCGAACCGGGCGCGGATGCGGGTCGCGGGCTTCGATCCCCGGCAGGCGATGAAGTGGTCGGCGGCGGCGAGGCAATTGGCCTCGTGGCCGGTCATGGGCGTGGCGCGGTGGGCGGTCATGAGGCGCTCCTTTCAGGGCTGCGGATGCACCTGACACTGGGGAGACGACCGTAAAGAGCAACTGCGAAGACACTGAATACGTGGAGAAAAATACGGAAATGGGTGTCTCGCGGCGGCAGTACGCAGCACATCGCGGGGTGAGCCATACGGCGGTCGCGAAGGCCCTGGCGACGGGGCGGATCACGGCCGAAGCGGACGGCACGATCGATCCCGTGAAGGCAGACCGGCAGTGGGATACTGCGACCGATCCGGCCAAGCAGCGCGGGGTCCATGCCCGCCAGCTTGGGGCGGAAACGGCCCGTGGCACGGCAACGGCCAAGGCGGCAATCGGCATGAAGCCGGTGCCGCGGGCGGCGATTACGGCGGTCAACGAGACCTTGTCGGAAGCCGGGGCACCGGGGGATGGCGCGGAGCCAGGCGACGCCGAAGGCGGTCAGGTCTCCTTCCTGCGCGCCCGGATGGCGAACGAGGTGATCAAGGCGCAGACGGCCAAGGTCCGGCTGCAGAAGATGAAGGGCGATCTGGTCGACCGCAACCGCGCGGTGGCGGCCGTCTTCGATCTGGCCCGGCGGGAGCGCGACAGCTGGCTGAACCTGCCGCCGCGAGTGGCAGCGAACATGGCCGCCGAACTCGGGGTGGAGGCGCATCGCATGGAACTGGTGCTGGACCGGGTGCTGCGCGCCCATCTGGCGGAAATGGCGGAGGTGAAGCTTGAATTCCGCTGAGGCCTTCGAAGGGGCTGACGACATCCGCCGCGCCTGGCTGGCGGGCCTCGCCCCCGATCCGGCGCTGACCGTGTCGCAATGGGCCGACCGGCACCGGGTGCTGTCGTCACGCTCTGCCTCGGAGGCCGGGCCGTACCGGACCAGCCGCACCCCCTACATGCGCGGGATCATGGATGCCCTGTCGCCGCGCAACCCGCTGCAGCGGGTGGTGTTCATGAAGGCGGCGCAGGTCGGGGCGACCGAGGCCGGGAACAACTGGATCGGTTTTTGCATCCACCGCGCGCCGGGGCCCTTCCTTGCCGTCCAGCCGACGGTGGAACTGGCGAAACGCCTGTCGCAGCAGCGGATCGACCCACTGATCGAAGAAAGCCCGGATCTGCGCGCACTGGTGATGGCCTCGAGGTCACGCGACAGCGGCAATACTATCCTCGGCAAGCGTTTCCCCGGCGGGCAGCTTTTGCTCACCGGGGCGAATGCCGCCGTCGGCCTGCGATCCATGCCCGCGCGCTGGGTGTTTCTGGACGAGGTCGACGCCTATCCGGGCGATGTCGATGGCGAGGGCGATCCCATCGCGCTCGCCGATGCCCGGACCCTGTCCTTCGGGCACCGCAGCAAGACCTTTCTGGCCTCGACCCCGACGATCAAGGGCCTGAGCCGCATCGAGCGGGAGTATGAATTGTCCGACCAGCAGCGCTATCACGTCCCCTGCCCACACTGCGGCGGGCTGCAATGGCTGCAGTTCGAGCGGCTGCGCTGGGCGGCCGGGAGACCCGACACCGCCCGCTATGTCTGCGAGCATTGCGAGGAACCGATCGCCGAGCGGCACAAGACCGCGATGATGGCGGAGGAGAACGGCGCGGAGTGGCGTCCCACTGCCGCGCCGGAGGTGATCGCCGCAGCGCGGTCGGGCGGCGTGATCGGCTTCCATATCTCCGGGCTCTATTCGCCGCTGGGGTGGCTGTCCTGGGAAGAGATCGCCCGAAGCTGGGAAGGCGCGCAGGGTAATGACGCCTCGCTGAAGACGCTGAAGAATACCATTCTGGGCGAGACCTGGGCCGAGAAGGGCGAGGCACCGGACTGGCAGCGGCTCTATGAGCGGCGGGAGCTCTGGCAGCTGGGCCAAGTCCAGCCGGGCGCGCTGGTGCTCACCGCCGGGGCCGACGTCCAGCGCGACCGGATCGAGATCGACGTCTGGGGCTGGGGGCGCAACCTTCGCTCCTGGCTCGTCGATCACGTTGTCCTGGAAGGCGACACCGCCCGGCCCGAGGTCTGGGCCGATCTCAGCGAGTTTCTCGGGGCGACCTGGGGCTGCGCCGGTGGCGGGCGGATGGGCCTCGCGCGGCTGGCCATCGACACCGGCGACGGGGTGACGACGGATGCCGTCTATGCCTGGGTCCGCAAATCCGGACGCCAGCAGGTGATCGCGGTCAAGGGCGTGGGCGGGTTCGACCGGTCGATGCCGGTGGACGGCCCCACTTACGTCGAGGTGACGGAAGGCGGGCGCAAACTGCGCCGGGGCGTCCAGCTTTGGAAAGTCGCCGGAGCCGTGTTCAAGGCGGAGTGGTACCGCTTCCTGCGCCTGTCCGCCCCGACCGAGGAAGACCTGGCCGCAGGCAGCGACTGGCCAGCTGGCTTCGTGCACATCCCGCGCGGCACCACAGCCGAATGGATGAAGCAGGCGACCGCCGAGCAACTGGTCAGCAGCAAGACGAGGGCTGGCTTCCAGCGGCTGGAATGGCAGCAGACGCGCGAGCGCAACGAGGCCCTCGACTGCCGGGTCTATGCCCGTGCGGCCGCCTGGCTGATGGGGATCGACCGCTGGGACGAGCACCGCTGGCAGGGGCTGGAGAACCAGCTGGCTTCCGAGACGGGTCCGAAAGACGTGCCCCCGGCGGGGCAGCCGAACCGGGCTTCACCGCAACAGACAGCGCCGCGCCCCGGGGGGTTCCTCGGGCCCCGGCGCGGGAAATGGTTCTGACATGGCCTGGACACAAGCCGATCTCGATGCCCTGAAGGCGGCCTATGCCAGCGGGACGCTGCGGGTGCGGTTCTCGGACGGCAAGGAGGTGACATATCCGACCGGTGACGATCTCTTGCGCCGCATCCGGATTGTCGCGGCGGAACTGGCCGCGAGCGGTGCCGGGCAGCCCGCGCCGGTCGGGCGCTTTGCGACGTTCCGGAGGGGATGATGGCGGACAATCGGAACGGGCCGGACGGCGTGCCGTGGGGTGTGTTGGACGCGGGCCTTGCGATCCTTGCCCCCCGCCGGGCTGCGGCGCGCTACGCGGCGAAGGTAGCGATCGCCAATCTGCGGCGGGGCTATGAGGCAGGCGGCAAGACCCGGGTCACCGAGGGCTGGCGTGGCAGCAATGCCTCGGCGGATGCGGAGATCGCCGTCGCGGGACCGGTGCTGCGCGACCGGTCGCGCGATCTGGTCCGCAATAACGCGCTGGCGGCGCAGGCGGTGCAGGTGCTGGTCAACAATATCGTCGGGCCTGGCATTCGGCCCCGCGCGGCCAGCGGCAACAAGGCGCTGAACAAGCGGGTGGATGCGCTGTGGCGTTCGTTCGCAGGCAGCTGCGACTACTATGGCCACACCGATTTCCACGGGCTGCTGGCCCTCGCCGTCCGGGAAATGATCGAAGCGGGCGATATCCTCGCCCTCAAGATCGCCACGCCGCGTGGGCTGGGCAGGACCGTCCCGCTGCAAATCCAGCTGCGCGAGATCGATCACCTCGACACCGGTCGGGTGCAGGAGATCGCGGGCGGCGGCTACACCGACCAGGGCATCGAGTTCGATGCCGGCGGGCGGCGCACCGCCTTCTGGATGTTCCCGCAGCATCCCGGCGGCACCACCCGCGCCATCCGGCGGCGCTTCGAATCCGAGCGGATCGACGCAACCCGCGTTGCGCATCTCTTCGAGCGCCAGCGGGTGCAGAGCCGGGGCGTGCCCTGGGGGGCACCCGCCATGCTGGCGCTGCGCGATCTGGGCGACTGGCAGGCGGCGGAACTGGTCCGCAAGAAGACCGAGGCCTGCCTGGTCGGCATCGTCTTCGGCGATGACGAGACGCAGGCCTCGGTCGCGCCGGTGGTGCAGGACAGTCAGGGCAACAAGGTCGAGCAGTTCGAACCGGGCCTGATCGCCTATGCCCGGGGCGGCAAGGACATCAAGTTCAACCAGCCTGCCAGCACGGCAGGCGTCTATGAATGGAACCGGGTGCAGATGCATATCGTCGCCTCCGGCTTCCGGGTCCCCTACGCGCTGATGACCGGTGATCTGAGCCAGAACAACTTCTCCTCGAGCCGGGTCGGCCTCAACGAATTCCGCCGGATGGTGGAACAACTGCAATGGCAGACCGTCATCCCGATGTTCTGCGAGCCGATCTGGCGCTGGTTCATCGAGGCCGCGCAGCTGGCCGGGCTCCTACCGCTCGACGCCGTGATCCCGGCCGAATGGGCACCGCCGTGCTTCGAGATGGTCAATCCGCTGCAGGATGTTCAGGCAGACTTGCTGGAAACGCGGGCAGGCTTTGCCTCGCCGCAGCAGATGATCGCCAAGCGCGGCTATGACCCGGCAGCCGTCATCGAAGAATGGGCCGCCCATGCCGAGGCGACCGACGCGCTGGGCCTGATCTTCGATTCTGACCCCCGCAAGGTCAGCAAGGGCGGGAACACCCAGCCAACCGAAATTGCCGCAGCAGAGACCGAACCCACGACCGGCACCAAACCGACGGAGTAACCCCTATGTCCCCCGATACCCTGCTCCTGCCCGTGATCGGGCGGGCCGCCTCCGTACGTCCCGAGTCCATCAACCCAGAGGCGCGCACCGTTGAGATCGTCTGGACCACCGGCGCGACCGTGCAGCGTCGCCGCTGGGAGGGCTGGGACGAGATCCGCGAATACGACGAGGAGCTGATCGTCACGCCCCAGGCAGTGAGGCTGGAACGGATGAACGGCGGCGCGCCGTTCCTCGACTCGCATGACGGCTGGAGCCTGCGCTCGGTCCTGGGCGCGGTCGAGCCCGGATCGGTGCGGATCGAAGGCGGCCAGGGCACTGCCACGATCCGCCTGACCTCGGCCCCCGATGCGGCCGACACCGTGCACCGCATCCTCGAAAAGACCGTCCGGCATGTCTCGGTCGGCTACCGCGTCCACCGCTACGAGATCACCAAGCGCGAAGGCCAGCGGGAACTCTGGCGCGCCGTCGACTGGGAGCCCATGGAGGTTTCCGCCGTCGCCATGCCCGCCGATCCCGGTGCGCATATCAGGTCCTCCGACCCCGTACAGACGGCCCTCACCCCCTGCATCCTGACCCGGCGGGAGAACCCTGCTGCTCTCACCCCTTCCCTGAAAGGAAACGCCATGACGGCTCCGACCACCGCTGAAACCGACGCCACACGCGCCGCACCCATCCCTGTGGAAACCCGCGGCATCGACCCCACTCCGTCACCCCAGCCGGCACCCGCCTTGCCCTCGGCGGACACGATCCGCGCCGAGGAACGCCAGCGCGCCGCCGAGATCACGACGCTTTGCCAGCGGCATGGCCTCGGCCTCGACTTCGGTGCCGATCTGATCGCGCGGGGCGTGGCGCTGGATGCGGCCCGCTCGGCGATCCTCGACCGGCTGGTCGCACAGAACCCGACCACGCGCGGCGCGGAGATCACCCCGGCCCGGGTCGGTGGCCCGACCGCGACCGACCTCGGCTTCCGCGATGCCGTGACCGAGGCACTGTTGCACCGCCACGAGCCCGGGCGCACGCCGCTGTCTGCAGACGCCCGGGAATTCCGGGGCCTGACCCTGATGGAAATGGCGCGGATCGCGGTCGAGCGCCGGGAGGTCAACACCCGCGGCATGTCGAAGATGGAACTGGCGACCGAGGCGCTGATGGGTCGCGCCTCGGTCGGCTATCATGCCACTGCCGACTTTCCCTTCCTGCTCGCCAACGTCGCGAACAAGACCCTGCGCTCGGCTTATGACTCGACACCCCGCACCTTCACCGCCTGGGCGCGCCAGGCGACGATCACCGATTTCAAGCAGGTGCAGCGCACCCAGCTTGGCGGTGCGCCCGATCTGCAGCGCGTGCCGGAATCGGGCGAGTTCACCTATGGGACCATCGGCGAAGGGCGCGAGGTCTATTCGCTGCTGACCTATGGCCGGATCGTCGGCATCACCCGGCAGACGCTGATCAACGACGATCTCGATGCCTTCACCCGGGTGCCCTCGGCCTTCGGGGCGTCGGCGGCGGATCTCGAAAGCGATCTGGTCTATTCGATCCTGACGACAAACCCGCTGATGGGCGACGGTCTTGCGCTTTTCGTCGCCGGTCACGGCAACCTCGGCACGGCGGCGGCCATCACCGAGACCTCCCTTGCAGAGGCCTACCGCCTTTTCGGCAACCAGCGGGGCCTCGAGGGGCGGCAAATCTCGATCCAGCCGCGCTACATCCTCACGCCGCCCGGCACCCGGTCGGTCGAAGCGCGCAAGAACGTGACCGCCACGACGCCGATGGCGGTCGCGGGCGTGAACGCCTTCGCCGGGCGGCTGGAACCCATCGAAGAGCCGCGCCTGATCCCGGCGGCGGGTGCGGACCCGTGGTTCCTCGTCGCCGATCCCTCGCGGATCGACACGGTGGAATACGGCTATCTCGAAGGCAACACCGGCCCCTACACCGAGACCCGGACCGGGTTCGAAGTGGACGGCATCGAGATCAAGGCCCGGCACGACTTCGCAACCAAGGCGATCGACTGGCGCGGGATGCTCCGCAATGCAGGCATCTGATCGGCGCGCTGGCGCGCGTCTGAACCTCGCCCGGTCGTCCTGCCCCAGAGGGCGACCGGGCACCAACCCCATCCTCAAGGAGCCACGACATGGCGAAGAACTACATCCAGGAAGGCGATACGATCAACATCATCGCCGGCGCGAACATCGCTTCCGGCGCGGGTGTGCAGCTGGGCCGCATCTTCGGTGTGGCTGCGAACGATATCGCCAGCGGCACCGAGGGCCCGATCAATCTGACCGGCGTCTATGATCTGCCGAAGACCGCCGCGCAGGCGTGGGCGGCGGGCGCGCTGATCTACTGGACGGGCACGGCCTGCACCAACGTCGCGGCCACCAACATCCTGATCGGCATCGCGACGCGGGCACAGCTCGCGGCGGATACGATCGGACGCGTGCGCCTGAACGGCGCAGGCATTACCCCGTGACGGCGTTCGCAGAGGCGGCGCGTGCGATCTTTTCGGACCGCAACATGGCCGAAGATGCCTTCCACCGGGTTGGGGGCATTGGCGCAGGCACCATCACCCGGGCAATCCGACGCGCCTCGGATCAGGTCTCCAGCTTCAACGAGGGGCGGTTCGTGTCGGACACGATCCTGCTGGACGTGCCGACCGCTTCTGTGCCCCTGCTGGCGGTGGGCGACACCATCGAGATGGGGGCGTCGATCTACGAAGTGCGGTCCGATCCGGTGCGTGATGCGGACCGCCTGATCTGGACGGCCGAGGCGCGGGAACTGTGAGGTTGTCGGTCAAGGTTGAGGGCGACTTTGTCGAGATCACCGGCAGCAGTATCGCCGAGGGCAAATCCGCCGTCACGCGCGGCGTGGCGGCGGCAGGCGCGGGATTGCAGGCCGACTGGCGGGGGCAGATCGCGGCGGCGGGGCTTGGCCCCAAACTGGCCCGCACGATCCGGCGCGAGGTCTATCCGCAGTCCGGCACCTCGCTCAGGGCGGCGGCACTGGTCTGGAGCAAGGCGAGCGAGATCGTCGATGCCTTCGATCGGGGCGCGCTGATCCGCTCCGCCGACGGCTTCTGGCTGGCGATCCCGCTGGCGGCGGCCGGGGCCAGGGGTGCCGGCGGCAAGCGCATCACCCCGGGCGGTTGGGAACAGCGCACCGGGCGGCGGCTGCGCTTCGTCTATCGGCGCGGGCGACCCAGCTTGCTCGTCACCGAAGATGCGCGCCTGAACAGCCGCGGCCTTGCCGCCTCGAAAGGCGGGCGGCGACGGCGCAATGGCACCCTCACCGGCGCGCAGACCGTGCCGGTCTTCCTGCTGGTGCCGCAGGTCAAACTCGCCAAGCGCCTTGACCTCGGCAAGGCGGCCACCGCCTGGCAGAACCGCCTGCCGGGCCTGATCCTCGCCAACTGGCCGGAAGGAACCCGCCGATGAGTCCGCGCGAGACGATCCTCGAGGCCTTGCGCCTGATGCTGCTCGGCATCCCCGGCGCTCGGGTGCTGCGGAACGAACCGCTGCCAGGCCGCATCCCGGCGAGCGGACTGATGATCTTGCGCGACGGCGATCCGGGGCAACCCGAAGTCACCCTGTCGCCGCTGCGCTATCACTATGAACACAGGGCCGGGATCGACGTGCTGATCCAGAAGGCCTCGGGGCGCGACGCGGCCTTTGATGCCCTCTGCGCTGCCATCGGGGCCCGGATCGCCGCCGACCGGACGCTGGGCGGGCTTTGCGACTGGTGCGAGGCCGAGGCCCCCGAGCCGGTGGAGATCGTCGCCGAGGGCGGCGAGCCGATCAAGGCCGCCACGGTCGCGGTGATCCTGACCTATTCGACTGCCAATCCGCTCTGATCCACACACTATACATACAGAGGAGTCCGACGATGGCACGCGCACAGGGCGCGCGGGCGCAGATGGCGCTCGCCTTCGAGACAGTCTACGGCACGGCCCCGGCGACGGGATACCGTTTTGTCCCCTTCGCCTCGACCACCCTTGGCAGCGAGCAGCCGCTGCTGGCCTCCGAACTTCTCGGCTACGGGCGCGATCCGCAGGCGCCCTTGCGCGACGCGTTCACCGCCGACGGCGATGTGGTGATCCCGATCGATGTGGAGAACTTTGGCTTGTGGCTGAAAGGCGCCTTCGGGTCGCCGGTCACCACCGGCACGACGCCGAAGGTCCACACCTTCCAGTCCGGCGGCTGGACCCTGCCGAGCCTCGCGATCGAGACCCAGATGCCGGAGGTGCCGCGCTTCGCGATGTATTCCGGCTGCGTGGTCGATGGCCTCTCCTGGGAGATGCGCCGGTCGGGATTGCTGACGGCCACGGCGACGCTGGTCGCCCAGAACGAGGTGGTTGCGGCGGCCACGGCAGGGGGCGCGCCGACATCGTTGTCGCTGGCGCGCTTTGGCCATTTCAACGGCTCGATCCAGCGCAACGGGACGCCCATCGGCAACATCCTCTCCGCCCGGATCGCCTATGCCAACAATCTCGACCGGATCGACAGCATCCGCGCTGATGGCCGGATCGAAGGCGCGGACCCGTCCATCGCGTCGCTCACCGGCACGCTGGAAGCGCGGTTCGACGATCTCACGCTCTACAACCAAGCCATCGCCGGAACGCCCTGCGAGCTGATCTTCGCCTATACACAAGGTGCGAACGCCGCCTTCAGCTTCACCGCCCATGCCGTCTATCTGCCGCGCCCCCGGATCGCCATCGAAGGCCCTGGCGGCATTCAGGCGACCTTCGACTGGCAGGGGGCCCGCGCCGTCTCCCCGGCCCGCATGTGCACCGCAGTCCTCACCAACACTGTCGCGAGTTATTGACCATGATCAGCCTGACCCTGTCCCGCGAGCCCGAGTGGCTCGACCTCTCCCATGGCGTGACGGTATTCATCCGCCCGCTGACCGCGGCGATCTTCTCGGCCGCCCGCGCCGATCTTGAGGCCGGCGACCTGATCGACGCCGAGGCGCAGGAGATCGCGGCTGCCTTGGTAAAGGCGATCGCGCGCCGGACCATCCTCTCCTGGGAGGGTATCGGCGATGCTGAGGGGAACGTCATCGCGCCCGATGATGCAACCATCGACGCGCTTTTCGACCTCTGGCCGATCTACGAGACCTTCAACGAGCGTTTCATCGCCCGCTGGCTTCTGCTCGGTGACGAGGGAAACGGCTCTGCGCCCTCGCCGACTGGCACTTCGGCGGGGGCACCGGATATTGCGCGGCCTGTCCCCGGCGCTGCGCCGACTGCCCCGCCCGGCTGAACCAGCCGCGCACTGCCGAGGGCTGGCAGGTCTGGGACCTCGTCCAGCGCCTCGGCGGCCAGATGCGGGTGATCCCGGGCGCTGTCGTCGGCATCGACATGGGTGCGGCCTTTGAACTCGCCCGGGCGCTGGGCGTGGAGGCGCGCCTTGTCGCTGAATGGCTGCCGGGCATCGAGGCGGTGATGGTGCGGCGGATGAACGAACAGGCCCGAGGGCAAGCGGACAAGGGAGGACGGATCGATGGCTGAGCGGAAAGTCTCCGTCCGCCTTGGCGTTGTCGGCGGCAAGCAAGTCGAGGACCAGCTGCGCCGGATCGGGACGACCGGAAGCGATACCTTCCGCAAGGTCGGCCGCGACGGTGCGCAGGCCTTCAGCCAGATCGAACGCGCCAGCGGTTCGGGCCGTGCCGCGATCGCGAACACCGCCTTCCAGATTCAGGACCTCGCCGTGCAGATCGCAGGCGGCACCAGCGCCAGCCGGGCCTTCGCGCAGCAACTGCCGCAACTCCTGGGTGGGCTCGGGCTCATGGGGGCCGTGGCCGGTGCGGCGGCGGCGATCTTCATCCCTTTCGCCGCCTCCCTTTTCGACACGGCGGACGCAACCGCTGCGGTCGTCGAAGAGATGCTCGGCGCGGGCGGGTCGATTGGCGCGGTGGAAAGCGCCGTCTCCGCCCTTGAGGCAACGCAGCGCGCCTATAACGCGGCAATCTCGCAGACTGGCGGGGCCTCGTCTTCGGCGGCAGCACTGGTGATCGCGAACTCGGCGGCGGAATTCGAGGCCCGCAAGCAGATCCTCGCCGTCGAGTTGGAACTGCTGCGCATCCGGCGGCAGGAGAAGGCGTCCGATGCCGCCAATCTGCAGGCCGGGATCGACCGCGAGTTCGATGCCTTTCAGATTCGGCGCGTCGAGATTGCCGACAAGTTCGACCGCAGCCGTGAACTCCCGATCCAGGACGTCCCCGGCTACGCCCGCGGCAACGACGTCGGCATGGCGGCCGAGTTTTCCGAGGCGATCAAGCTGGATCGGCTGGCCCTGCAGAAGCTCAATGCCGAGAGCGCATTGATTGACCTCGCCATCACCAATGCCGATGGGTTGATGACCACGAAGTTCGAGCAGGTCGCCGCCGGGGCAGAGGCCGTCGTGCCCGCCGCCGACCGCGCGGGCGGGGCCGTCCGTCAAGCAGGGCAGGACGCAGGCCAGGGCGGCGAAGCGGCCACAGCGGGCTGGGCGCTGGCCATCGAGGCCCTCGATCAGTACGCGGCCAGCGCGCGCGACATCGGCAAGGACATCGGCGCAAGCCTTGTGGGCGCCTTCCGCTCCGCCGAGGACGCGATCGGCAATTTCGTGAAGACCGGCAAGCTGGATTTCGGCAGCCTTGTCACCAGCATGATCGCCGATCTGGCCAAGCTCGCGACGCGCCGGTTCATTCTCGGCCCGCTGGCCAATGTCCTGTCGGGGGCGCTGGGCAGTGGCGCGGTCGGCCAGGCGCTGGCGGGCGTGTTCCACGAGGGCGGAACGGTTGGCGCGGGCGGTGCAACCCGGGCCGTCCCGGCTGCCGCCTTCCTCGGCGCGCCGCGCATGCATTCCGGGGGCTGGGCCGGCCTTGCCGCCGACGAGGTGCCCGCGATCCTGCAGCGCGGCGAGCGGGTGCTGTCGCGCGGCGAGGCCCGGGGCTACGGCCAGGCGTCAGTCAATGTCACCATCCAGGCCCGTGACGCGGCAAGCTTCCGGCAATCGCGCAGTCAGGTTGCGGCGGACATCGCGCGCGCCGTACAGGCCGGACGGAGGAACCTCTGATGGCCTTCCACGAGGTCCGGTTTCCGGACACGATCAGCCGCGGGGCGCGGGGCGGGCCCGAACGGCGCACCCAGATCGTCACCCTTGCCTCGGGCGACGAGGAGCGCAACGCCAGTTGGGCAAACAGCCGTCGGCGGTATGACGTCGCCTACGGCATCCGCCGCGCCGACGATCTGGCGACCGTTGTCGCCTTTTTTGAGGCACGCAACGGCCGCCTGCACGGTTTCCGGTTCAAGGACTGGTCCGATTATCGCTCCGGACTCCCCTCGGCCGCCATCGAAGCGACCGACCAACCGATCGGCACCGGCACGGGATCGCAGACCGCGTTCCAACTGGCGAAGCGCTACGCCTCCGGCGCGCAGTCCTGGACCCGGACGATTGCAAAGCCAGTCGCGGGCACGGTGGTCGTAGCGCTGGGCGGGGTGCCGCAGATGTCCGGCTGGTCGATCGATGCCGCCACCGGGGTCATCACCTTCCTTGCCGCTCCGGGCGCAGGCGTCGCGGTGACGGCAGGCTTCGAGTTCGACGTGCCGGTGCGCTTCGACAGCGACACGATGGATGTCACTCTGGACATCGAACGGCTCGGGTCGATCACGTCGATTCCGCTGGTGGAGATCAGGCGATGAAGGCGCTCGCCACCGGGCTGCAGGCCCATCTTGACGAGGGCACGACGACGCTCGCCTGGTGCTGGCGGATCGTGCGGGCGGACGGCGTGGTGATGGGGTTCACCGATCATGACCGGGCGCTGGCGTTTGACGGCACCACCTTCGAGGCCGAGACCGGGCTGATCGCCTCGGAGATCCGGACCGGTTCCGATCTTGCCGTCGATGCGCAAGACGCGGAAGGCGTGCTGACTTCCGGGCGGATCACGGAGACCGACATCGCGGACGGACGCTGGGATGCAGCGGCGGTCGAGGTCTGGCGGGTGAACTGGGCCACCCCTTCGCAGCGGGTTCTGATGCGCCGCGGCACGATCGGGGAGATACGGCGCGGGCGGATGTCCTTCGTGGCCGAAGTCCGCAGCCTCGCCCATGTCCTTGGCCAGACCGTCGGGCGGACCTTCCAGGCGGGGTGTGACGCGGCCCTCGGCGATGCCCGCTGCGGGGTGAACCTCGAGACCCCGGCCACCAAGGGCATGGGGTCGATCACGGCCGTGCTGCGCGACCGGGCGTTTCTGGCATCGGGGCTTTCCGGCTACGCCCACGGATGGTTCGGCTTCGGCACCGTCGAATGGACAAACGGGCCGAACGCCGGACGTCGGGCCGAGATAATCACCCATGAACGAGCGGGCAGCGACGTGATCCTCACCCTTCTGGAAGCCCCGGTGCGGGCCTTGGCGGCGGGCCAGACCTTCTCCGTCCGCGCAGGCTGCGACAAGCGGATCGCCACCTGCGCGACGAAGTTCGCCAACGCCGCCAACTTCCGCGGCTTTCCCACGATACCCGGGCAAGACACCGTTCTGCGCTATGCCGTGCGCGACCGGGCGAACGGGGGCGACGTTCTCTGATGCCCGCCGATCCGTCCCGCGTCATCGCCGCCGCCCGCGGCTGGATCGGCACGCCCTATCACGATCAGGCCAGCCAGAAGGGCGCGGGCTGCGATTGCCTCGGCCTCGCGCGCGGGGTCTGGCGCGAGGTGGTGGGGCCGGAGCCGTCGCCGGTGCCGCCCTATTCCCGCGACTGGGGTGAAGCCGCCTCGCGCGAGGTTCTGGCCGATGGCGCGGGACGCTGGATGCTGTTGGTTCCGGTCGCCGAGGCCGGACCCGGCGCGCTGATCCTCTTCCGGATGCGGCCCGGGGCCATCGCCAAGCATGTCGGCATCCTGACCGGTCCGGTCAGCGGGCCTGCCAGTTTCATCCATTCCTATGACCGCCTCGGCGTGATCGAGGAACCCCTCACCCAAGCCTGGGCGCGGCGTATCGCCCTGGCCTTCCTCTTTCCCTCCCCTTCGGAAACCCGCTGATCATGGCCACCCTCGTTCTCGGCGCCGTCGGCACCGCGCTGGGCGCGGGCTTCGGCGGGACAATTCTCGGGCTTTCTGGCGCCGCCCTTGGCGGGCTGATCGGCTCATCCATCGGCTCGGTGGTGGACAGCTGGCTGATCTCGTCGCTGGCGCCAGGCCAGCGGGTCGAGGGCGCGCGCCTCGATGCCCTGAGGATCACCTCGGCCACCGAAGGGGCCGTGATCCCGCGACTCTTCGGGCGGTTGCGGATCGGCGGCAACATCATCTGGGCGACCGATTTCCGCGAGGAGATCGTCACGACCCGCTCGGGCGGCGGCAAGGGGGCACGGAAACCCCGGGTTACCACGACGGAATACCTCTATTCGGCCTCCTTCGCGGTAGCGCTCTGCGAGGGCCCGATCACCGGCATCGGCCGTATCTGGGCCGACGGCGAGATCATGGACCTCTCCGGCGTGGTCTGGCGTTGGCATCCGGGGAGCGAGACCCAAGGTGCCGATCCCTACATCACCGCCCGCTCCGGCGCTTCTGTTACCCCGGCCTATCGCGGCACCGCCTATGTGGTCTTCGAGGAACTGGCACTCGAGCGCTTCGGCAACAGGCTGCCGCAGTTGTCCTTCGAGGTTTTCCGCCCCCTCGCCGATCCCGACACTGCCGAAGGGGCGATCCGGGCGGTCACGCTGATCCCGGCCTCGGGCGAGGCGGCCTATGCCACCAGCCTCATCCGCCGGACAGGATCAGGGGCGTCCGGGGCCGAGAACTGCAATGCGCTGGCCGACGTCGCGGATATCGAGGTCGCCCTCAATCGCCTGCAGGCGCTGGCCCCGGCGGTGCAAAGCGTCTCGCTGGTGGCGGCATGGTTCGGCAACGATCTGCGTGCGGGAACCTGCACGATCCGGCCCAAGGTAGAGGTTGCGGTCAAGGCGACCAGCCCCGCCTGGCGGGTCGGCGGTCTCTGGCGGGACTCGTTCGGTGTCGTAAGCCAGATCGACGGCCGTCCGGTCTACGGCGGCACGCCGTCAGACGCGAGTGTCGTCGAGGCGATCCGCGAGCTGAAGGTACGGGGCAAGCGGGTGACGTTCTACCCCTTCGTGATGATGGATATCCCGCCGGGGAACAGCCTGCCCGATCCCTACAGCCCGAACGCGGCGACGCCCGAGCAACCCGCCTTCCCCTGGCGGGGGCGGATCACCTGTTCACCGGCGGCGGGGGTCGCGGGCTCGACGGACAAGACGGCGGCGGCGGGATCGCAGATCACGGCGTTCTTCGGGGCGGCGCTCCGGACGCAGTTCGCCGTCTCGGGCACAACCGTCACCTTCACCGGCCCCGGATCGGACTGGGGCTTCCGGCGGATGATTCTGCACTATGCCCATCTCTGCGCGGCGGCAGGCGGCGTCGATGCCTTCCTGATCGGCAGCGAGTTGCGCGGGATCACGCAGACCCGTAGCGCCACTGGCACCTATCCCGGTGTTGCCGCCCTGCGGTCGCTCGCGTCCGACGTCCGCGCGATCCTCGGGGCGGGCACGAAGATCAGCTATGCAGCCGACTGGTCGGAATACTTCGGTCACCAACCCGCCGACGGGTCGCAGGACGTGTATTTCCACCTCGATCCGCTCTGGGCCGATGCGAATGTGAACTTCGTCGGCATCGACAACTACCTGCCCCTGTCGGATTGGCGCGACGGCACCGAGCATCTGGACGCCACGATCTGGCCGGATGTGCACGACCGGGCTTACCTAATGGCGAACGTTGCGGGCGGCGAAGGCTATGACTGGTTCTATGCCTCTGATGCCGAACGCGCTGCACAGGTCCGCACGCCGATCACCGACGCCGGGATCGGAGCTCCTTGGGTCTTTCGCCCCAAGGATCTGCGATCATGGTGGAGCAACCCGCATTTCGACCGGCCGGGCGGGGTTGAGAGCGGCACCCCGACGGCATGGGTTCCGCAATCCAAGCCCTTCTGGTTCACGGAGGTGGGCTGCCCCGCGGTCGACCGGGGCAGCAACCAGCCGAACGTGTTCTTCGATCCAAAGTCCTCGGAAAGCTTCGTGCCCTACTTCTCGCGCGGTTGGCGCGACGACGCGATCCAGCGCGCCTACCTCGAGGCGACATGGGCGTTCTGGGGCGGGGCCGCGAACAATCCGACCTCTAGCCTTTACGGCGCGTCCATGGTCACCCTTGCCGAATGCGCCGCCTGGACATGGGACGCCCGGCCCTATCCCTTCTTCCCCGAACAGACCGGCATCTGGAGCGACGGGCCGAACTGGCGGCTCGGGCACTGGCTGACCGGCAGGCTCGGTGCGGTGTCGCTGGCGGCTCTCGTGCGCGCCCTTTGCCTTCGCGCGGGTCTGCCTGAGACACGGATCGACGTTTCGGGTCTCTGGGGCGCGGTCGAGGGCTATGTGATCGCGGGGCTGGAAAGCCCGCGGGCCTCGATCTCGGTTCTGGCGCGGCATTTCGGGTTCGATGCGACCGAAACTGAGGGCCGCGTGCGCTTCGTGATGCGGGGGCGGGTCCCGGCCCTGACGCTGGTGCCCGACGCGATGGTTGCCGCCGGTGAGGCAGGAGCGGAGCCGTTCGAACTGGTGCGTGGACAGGAATCCGAGATCGCGCAGGCGCTGAAGTGGACCATCGCGCGCGCCGACGAGGATTACGACGCGGCCATCGTCGAGGCGCGCCGGATCACGGTCGAGTCTTCCCGGATCGGGGCCGAGAGCTTTGCCATTGCCGTGCCGCCCGAAGAAGCCGAACGCCGCTGCCGCCGGGCGCTGGTCGAGGCCTGGACCGGGCGCGAGTCCCTGAGCTTCCGCTTGCCGCCCTCGCGGCTGGCGCTCGATCCGACCGATCCGATCCGCCTCGACCATGATGGCAGGCTGGTCGAATACCGCATCACCCGGACGGCAGACGAGACGGCCCGGTCGGTGGAAGCCATCCGACAGGATCGCGCAGCGCTCGACCTGCCGCCCGGCGATGCCCGCCCGGCCAGCCTTGCGCGCCCGGTGGTTTTCGGCACGCCAGACGTGGTGTTTCTCGATCTGCCGCAGCTGGACGCGGAGGTGCCCGCCCACCGCCCCTGGCTCGCGGCCGAGGCCCGGCCCTGGCCGGGGCAACTGGCAGTCGTCCGCAGCGCCGGGCTGGACGGTTTCACCCTGCTCACGACGATCGATGCCCGCGCCCGGATGGGCAGGCTCGCGGCGGCGCTGTTTCCGGGGCCGCTCAGTGTCTTCGACACGGGCAACACGCTGCTGGTAGATATGGACTCCGGCACGCTTGAAGGTATCACCGATCTGGAACTCTTCGGCGGGGCCAACGCCTTTGCGGTCGAGAGCAGCCCCGGCCGCTGGGAAGTGCTGCAGGCGGCGATCGTCGAACTGGTCGCCGTCGGGCGCTACAGCCTGACCCGCCTCTTGCGTGGCCAGCGCGGCACCGAAGGCGCAATGGGTGCGCCCACCCCTGTCGGCGCGCGGATCGTGACCCTGGACGCCGCCATTGTGCCGCTGCCGATCGCCGAGGCCGATCTCTTCCTCGATTGGAACTGGCGGATCGGTCCCGCCGTCCGTGACATCGCCGACGCCACCTATGCCGCAGCAGCCTTCACGCCCGCCGGGCGGGGCCTTCTGCCCTTCGCCCCAGTGCATGTCGAGCAGCCCTGGCGCACGGGACGTCTGCCCGGCGACCTGACGATCCGCTGGGTTCGGCGAAGCCGCGATCTCTCCGCAGATGCTTGGGAAATCGGCGAGCAGCCGCTGTCCGAGGCGACCGAAGCATATGAGATCGACATCTACAACGGCAGTACCCTCAAGCGCACCCTGACGACCGGCACCCCGTCGGCCCTCTACACCGCCGCCCAGCAGATTGCCGATTTCGGCGCGCCATTGGGCCCGGGCCAGTCCTTCACCGTCCGCATCTTCCAGATCTCCGCCCGGCTCGGGCGGGGATCTGAGGCAATAACCACCCTCTTCACCTGAAGGCGAACCATGCCGAACCCGACCACAAACCTTGCGCTGCCGAACATCCTTGGCGCGCAGGCCCAGAAACATGTCACACACAACGAGGCGCTGCGGCTTCTCGACGGAATGGTCCAGCTTGGGGTGATCAGCCGGACCCTCACCACCCCGCCGGGATCGACGGTCGACGGCGACCGCTACATCGTCGCGAGCGGGGCCACCGGCCTCTGGGCGGGATGGGATTTCAACGTCGCGTTCTGGACGGACGGTGCATGGTTCCGCCTCGTGCCACGGCCCGGCTGGACGGCCTGGAGCGTGGCGGACGCGTCGCTCTTCGTCTGGACGGGATCGGCCTGGATCGCGGTCGGCGGAGGTGGGGTCAGCGACGGCGACAAGGGCGATGTGATCGTCTCGGGCGGCGGGACGGTCTGGACACTGGACCCGGCGGCTGCCGTGCAGGTCGACCGGCTCGGCCTCGGCGGGGCGGCGGCGGACGGTTACAATCGGTTCTCGGTCAACTCACCCGCTGTCCTGCTGAACAACGCAGGCAGCGGCATCGACATGACGTTCAACAAGAACGCAGCCGCCGATGATGCCAGCCTCGCCTTCAAGACCGGATTCAGCACCCGGGCGCTGATCGGCCTCCTCGGCGACGACAACTTCACCTTCAAGGTCTCGCCCGACGGGTCTTCGTTCTTCGAGGGCCTGACGATCCTGCGCGACACCGGCAAGCTCCGTGCGGCGCTGGCGCTACAACTGAACCCCGCCGCAGGCGACCTCGCTGCACCGGCTGATGGCGACCTTTGGTACAACAGCACCTCTGGCAAATTCCGCGGACGGCAGGCGGGATCGACCGTTGATCTTGTTGGCGCGGGCGGTGGTGGCGTGGCCGACGGCGACAAGGGCGACATCACCGTGTCCGGCGGCGGGACCGACTGGCGGCTGATAGACGCGGTGAAGTCCGGCTTTGCGCTCGCAATGCGCCAGACCTGTTTCCTCTAGAGAAAGGACCCATCCATGGGCAATCCGACCCCGATCTTCTCGCGCGTGCCGGTGGCCGCCTGGATCAACGGCCTCACCGCGGCCAATACCGCCAAGGACGGCACCGGCACGCTGGAGACGATCTTCACCGCCGACGCGACCAACGGCGGCTATCTGCAGCGGGTGATCGCCCGGCCGCGGGGCACCAACGTTGCCTCGGTGCTGCGCATCTTCCTGAACAACGGGCTCGCCAATGCAACGGCGGCCAACAACTGCCTGATCGCCGAGTTGTCCCTGCCCGCGACCACCAACAGCGAAGTCGCCGCCCTTGCCGCGCCCGAGATCGGGTTCAACCTTCCGATCCCGCCGGGCTACCGGATCATGGTGGCGCTGGGCACCGCCGTGGCGGGCGGCTATGCCGTTTCCGCCCACGGGGGGGCCTACTGATGGCCTTTCCCTATCCCCTGCCGCGCGAAGCCGGGCAGTTGCGCCAGTTCGGGCCGAACGGCGGCCAGGCGATCCCTTTCTTCGTGCCGGAAGGTGCTATCCTGCTGCACATCCTTGCCGCGGGGGCTGGCGGCGCGGGTGGAAACGGCTTCTCAGGTGCGGCGGCTTCTGCTCGGGGCGGTGGAGGTGGCGGCGGGGGCGGTGCCCTGGCGCGTCTGGTCGTGCCATGTGCGCTCTTGCCGAAGGTGTTCTTCGTCCAGGCTGGCCAAGGCGGCACGGGCACCGGTGGAGACAGTTTTGTGGGCCTTGCTGCGGCGCCCTCCGCATCAACCCTGCTGGTGCGCGCGAACGGCGGCGGCGTTGGCGGCAACGGATCGCCGACGGCGGCAGGAACCGCCGGGGCGGCGGCTGCCGCGCCCACGGCGGCACAGACTCCGCTTTACGCCGCACTCGGACCCTTTCTGAACTTCGCGGGCGGCGCGGGGGCGGCAGGCGGGGCGCAAACCGGGGCCGCTGGCGGCGCGCTGACCTTTGCCAGCAACGGCATCTTCCTGATGGGCGGCTCCGGAGGGGCCGGGGTCACGGCCACAGACTTTGCCGGGGGCGCGATCACCGGCTCCGGGCTTTGCCCCTCGATCGCAGGCGGTCCGGCCGGAACCGAAGGCAGTGCGGGCTTCGAATTGTGGCTGCCGCCGACCTTCTCCGGCGGGACCGGCGGCGGATCGTCCAACAGTGCCGCGGGCGGACCGGGTGGCAACGGCGGTCCGGGCTGCGGGGGTGGTGGCGGTGGTGCAGGCCTGACCGGCGGGATCGGCGGGCGTGGCGGCAATGGCTTCGTGCTGATCGGCTGGACGTTCTGACCGACCGCCACCGCTGTCCCGTTTCTGAACCCAATCCCACACGAAGGAGCCCCGCATGACCGAGCGCCCCGATCTCATCAACTGGCTCTGGACCGAGCCTGGCAAGGCCGCGCTCGCCGGGGCGCTGGGCGGCATCGTCCGCTGGGTGACCCTGCGCGAACACTGGCGCGATGGGGTGCTGTCGCTCCTCGTCGGCTCGATCTGCGCCGTCTATCTCGGCCCGCTGGTCGCCCCGATCCTCGAGCCGGTGATCGGCAAGCTGGCTCCGAACGGCGACAGCGCCGGGTTCTCGAGCTTTGTCGTTGGTATCGGCGGCATGTCGATCTCGGGGCTGATCATCGACATCTTCCGGGCCCGGCGGGCTGACACGGCCAGAACGCAAACCGGTCGCGCCGATCCGGCCCGAAAGGACGACGATGCGCAGCCGTGACCTGCCCGCCCTCCTTCGTCGCGAGGGCCGGGTCTGGCTCGTCGCCCTCGCCTGCGGCGTGGTGCTGTTCCTGATCCTCTGAACGGTGCCCGCCTTCCGATCTGCAACCCGCCCGCCCTCTGGCGGGCTTTTTCATGGAGACCCCCGATGACCGGACCCCCGATGATCCTCCAGGGCGCTGCCCGATACCCAGTGCGCGAGGTCATCCTGCATTGCAGCGCCACCCGACCGGAATGGCTGGGCGCTTCTTCCCTCGCCGCCAAGCGCGCCGAAATCCGGCGCTGGCACATGCAGGACCGAGGCTGGCGCAATATCGGCTATCACTGGCTGATCGACTTCGACGGCCAGCGGGCGGCAGGACGCCCGGAGACCGACATCGGCGCGCATGTTGTCGACCACAATCGCGGCACGATCGGCATCTGCCTGATCGGCGGCCACGGAGCCGATGCCGACGACATGTTCGGCGAGCATTTCACCGCGCCGCAGGCCCGAACTCTGCGCGCGCTGATCACCGACATCCGCAGCCGGACCCAGATCGCCAAGGTCACCGGCCACAATGACTATGCCGCGAAAGCCTGCCCGGGCTTCCGCGTCGCGGGCTGGATTTAGGTCCGCCCGCCAATCACGGCTTTTCCCTGATCCAACCCAAACCCGCGGCGCGGTGCCGCCGGGTCCGGCGCGCTCGCGCCCTGAAAGGAGACTTCGATGCTGACGATGATTGACGGATACAAGACCTACCTCGTGATGGCCGCCCTGCTGGCGGTGGTCGTTCTGGAAAAGGGACTCGGCCTGGACGTGCCGGGCGTGGCGCTGGGCGAAGACTGGATGCTGGTGGTGATGAACGCCTTCGGACTGGGAACGCTGCGGCATGGGGTAAAGAAGGTCAGGTGA